GGTTAGTTACAAAGGAGCTACGCAAGGATGGTATTGAGACAGAGATTATTAACGGCGCAGTATCAGCGTCGAGAAGGACAGAGATATTTGCAGACTTCCAAACGTCCGACAAACCTAGAGTTCTTGTTATTCAGCCTCAAGCAGCAGCGCACGGCGTCACGCTCACAGCAGCAAACGTAGTGGTATGGTTTGCACCTATCACTTCCGTAGAAACTTATCTACAAGCTAATGCTCGTGTCCATCGTGCAGGGCAACATAACCCTTGTACCGTTGTGCAACTGCAAGGCTCACCAGTAGAGAAGAAGATGTACAAGATGTTGGAGTCTAAGGTAGACATCCACACTAAGATGATTGACCTTTATAAAAATGTTTTGGAGGAGGTTGACACTGTATAGTTATAGTACTAAAATCTAGATGTAGTTAAAAACATAAAGGAAGAAGAGAATGGAAAACATAACAGCAGATAGGCTGGTCAAGATTTATATCAAGATAAGAGACAAACGCGCAGAGCTTACTAAAGAAGCCGATGCGCTTGAAGAGCAACAGAACATTATCCAAGCCAAACTACTTGAGATTTGCAAAGACACAGGCGCGGAGAGTTTACGCACTGAGTTTGGCACAGTCACTAAGCGGATATCAAAACGCTATTGGACTAGCGACTGGGATTCATTCTACAAGTTTATGAAAGAGCATGACGCGATGCAGTTGTTGCAGCAGCGTGTGTCCAATGGGAACATGGAACAGTTCCTAGAGGAAAACCCCGACATACATCCACCGGGGCTAAATGTGGATGCTTCATTTGCAGTAACCGTTCGTCGTAAATAGGAGAAGATGTAATGAGTAATGATCTTGCAATGCTTGATGTTGGCCTTCCTGCGCACTTGAAGGCTTTGGAGCTTGATGACACAACTAAAGCCCTCATGGGTGGCGGCGGTGGTGGAAGCAAGCGTATCTCTATTGAAGGTGGTGTGTGGCGTCTACTGGTTAACGGTAAAGAGATTGCTCAAAAGGAAGAGCGTAACCTCAATGCAGTTATCATAGCGGCTTCACCAAAGGTATCGCGCACGTTCTATGCAGGTGTGTACAAGAAGGGTCAGGCGACTGCCCCCGACTGCTGGTCTGCTAACGGCGACTATCCCGATAGCGCGGTTAAAGAACCACAAGCGAAGTCGTGTGCTACATGCCCGCAAAACGTAAAAGGTTCTGGCACAGGAGAGACTCGTGCTTGCCGTTTCTCTCAGCGTCTTGCTGTGGTTCTGGACAACGACATCGGCGGCGATGTATTCCAACTAACCCTACCATCAACATCAATCTTTGGTGAAGGTGAGACAGGTAAGTGGCCTTTGCAGATGTACGCTAAGATGATTGGTAGCAAGGGCGTCCCTATCACTGCAGTTGTAACTGAGATGCGCTTTGATACAGCATCGTCTACACCTAAGATCACGTTCAAGCCAGTACGCTTCTTGGAGTCCAATGAGATCCAAACAGCTATTGAACAAGGTAAGTCAGACGCTGCACAGAAAGCAATCACGATGACTGTTGCCCAAGCCGACGGTATTCAGAAGCTAGCAGCACCCGCACCACAAGCACCTGAAGCAAAAGTCGAAGCTGCATCTGTTGAAGTTCAGACTGAGCCTGTCAAAGTAACTAAGAAGAAAGAAGAACCAGCACCTAAGAAAGACCTTGGTTCGATTCTTTCCGATTGGGATGACGACGATAAATAAGGAGTTGCTATGTCAAAGGGCTACTTAAGCTATTTTGTCAATGATGTCAAAGCTGCGGATCAAAAGAAAATTGGTGTGCGCTTTGCTTTGTGTTGCATTTCTAATGACGTACCTGTAACTGATGTAGCGGAGTATTTCGGGGTTACCCGTATGACCGTATACGCATGGTTTCGTGGTAAAAATAACGTCCCTGAGAAGCATCATTCAAAAATGCAAAAGTTCATTGATAAGCTGAGTTAGTGTTGTAGCAGGAAGAGCTAGGTTAGCTACCGAAGAGGGTGATGCCGTACACCCCTGCTCTATCCTTTTTAATGACGGACAAGGACGGCTATGTTAACGACAAATGAATTCCTGTCAGCAGTACTGCCTCCAAGCGGTATGTACTGTGTAGTGGGTTTAAAAAAAGATGAGAAGCCAAAACAAAAGTTTGTAGAGTCAATAGAAAAAGTAGAAGAGCTAGCCAAAAAATTAGTAGCAGTGCAATACGATGCGTACTTTGCACTCGCCTCATTTACGGATGTTGCCGAAGGGCGCACCTCGAAGAACGCTGCGCAATTTAAATCTTATTTTCTTGACCTAGACTGCGGACTTGGTAAGCCCTATGCCGATCAAGCTGAAGGGCTGTCAGCACTTAAACAATTTATTAAAACCACAGGTCTACCCAAGCCTACTATAGTTAACTCAGGGCGTGGAGTGCATGCGTACTGGGTACTGGATACAGCAGTTGAACGTGATATTTGGAAGCCGTTAGCAGAACGACTTAAAGCCCTGTGTGAAAAGCACAAGCTCCATGCTGATCCTGCAGTGACCGCCGACTCCGCTCGCATACTGCGTGTGCCCGGCACATTTAATTACAAGAACCTTGAGTCCCCACTAGAAGTGCAAGTGCTTGCTGTAGGTGCGCCTGTATCTAACAGTGTTTTCGAAGCACTCGAAGCATCAGAGGTTGATGTGTTTGCTGGTATGGGCGGGAAACCGTTTGTTCCTAAGCAGATGGATCCTCTTACGCTTGCGTTGATGGGCAACAACCAGTCTAAGTTTAAGACCATACTCATCAAGAGCGTGGAAGCCGAAGGTAAGGGCTGTAATCAAATATTGCAGATATACGAAGCACAGAATAATATTGAGGAACCCCTTTGGCGGGCAGCACTTTCTATCGCTCAACATTGTGTAGACCGAGATAAGGCTATCCATGCAATATCCAACAAGCACCCAAATTACTCAGCAGCGGAGACTGAAAGAAAGGCTAACGAGACTCGAGGCCCGTACACCTGTATCACTTTTAGAAAGCTCAATGCAGCCGGTTGCGAAGGATGTACCCACAAGATTTCGTCACCTATTATGTTGGGTAAAGAGTTTGCTGAAGCGACAGAAGAAGACAACATAGTTGAAATCCCTGAGACTCAAAACGCTCCAGCACAAACCGTAATAATACCGAAGTATCCTTTCCCGTTTGTACGAGGTAAAGTCGGTGGGGTCTACATACGTAAGAAAGACGAAGAGCTTGGGGACATGGAAGAGCTTATATATCCTTACGACTTCTATGTAGTCAAGCACATGAGAGACCCCGATGTAGGCGTAACCCTACTCATGCGCTTGCACTTACCTAAAGACGGTATACAAGAGTTTATTATGCCGTTGGCTGCAGTGATGGCTAAAGACAGATTCAGAGACACAATCGCATCGCATGGCATTGCTGTGCTAGGTAAAAAACAGGATTTACTAATGGCTTACATAACACGATGGGTAGAAGAACTACAAGCTTCCAACGAAGCTGAGAAAGCACGTAGGCAGTTTGGTTGGTTGCCAGATGACTCCGCATTTATTCTTGGTGATAGAGAGATTAGAACCACCGAAATTAAATACAGCCCACCTACTGCAACGACGCTACCGCTTATACCTACGTTCCGCCCAAGGGGAGACTTCCATATATGGAAGGACGTAGTGTCTTACTACCGCACCGAAGGTCTGCAAGCTAAAGCGTTTGCGTTGTTCTTGGGGTTTGGTAATGTCCTACTGAAACACACAGCAGTGAAAGGATACTTGCTAAGCCTTAAGTCACAAGGCTCAGGTTCAGGCAAAACCACATTGCTCAATGCAATCGGTAGCATCTACGGCAACCCGACTGAGCAGCTCATGCTTGTGAAGGATACCTATAACCAAAAACTGCAGCGTATCGGAACGTACCAACACATACCAATCTTGTTCGACGAGATGACGAACATGGCACCAGATCAAAAGTCTAACCTTGTGTACGACATCACTGAAGGTCGTGGCAAGAATCGTATGAGGTCACAAGACAACGCTGAGCGTATTAACTTGACGCACTGGGCAACCGGACTAATCACAACATCTAACCGTTCTTTGCGCGACGATTTACTTTCAATCAAGAGCTTTCCTGAAGCGGAGTTGATGCGCCTACTAGAGATGCACATTGCCAACGATCCTAACGGAGACACAGCTTGGTCACGCACACACTTTGGTCGCCTTGAACATAACTACGGGCATGCGATTGTGCCGTTCGTGCAGTACGTATCTACGCACCTGCCTGAAGTTATAGAGTTCGTTAGCAAGATTCAGTCAAAGATTGAGCATGCGGCTGAGATGCAGAACTCTGAACGCTTTTGGTCGGTAATGGCTACGCTCGCTATAGTTGGCGGCATGATTGCAAACAGACTAAACATAATTGATATCCCGCACAAACCCGTGTTAGATTTTATCGTTAGCCATATCAAGGACGCTAGAGTTAAAAACCGTATCATGCTGTTGGACAATAGCGACTTCTTGGGTAGCTTCTTGCAGCGTAAGTTTCACGAGATTCTGGTCATCAACGGCACAAAAGATGGCAAGACCGGACTAGAAACTGGACCGATTCGTGAACCTCGCGGAGCGCTGTCAGTACGATACGAGCCTGATACAAAACTTTTGTATGTAGTGTCTAAGGTTTACCGCGAGGAGTGCAACAAAGGTCAGTTGAACTTTGAAGAATCATTAGGTATGTACAAGAAGAACAAGGCTTTCCTTGGCATAAAGCGCAAGCGTATGGCGGCTGGAACAATTATTAACACAGATGTTAACGCACCAGCCCTTGTGTTTGATACGACTAAGCTATCGTTCTTTCGAGAAGAGGCATTGCTCAATGTTAAAGATTCTGAATCTGACAATACTTATCCCGTGGATGAAACTTGAGCCGGGCATGTCGGTATTCATTCCGTGCCTTGATCGTAAGCGGCACATTAGGACACTGCGGAAGGAAGCTGCCCGTATTGGTTATAAAGTAGTTTGTAAACAAGTTGTAGAAAACGGCAAATATGGCTTGCGTCTATGGAGGGTTGAGTGATATAGTTTGGTCACTCTTCTCCTTGACTCTCCTTGGTCTAGGCTTTACCCCGCCCTTGTGCGGGGTTCTTTTTTAGTAACCCGCCATACTCCGTAGTTTGTAAACATTCTGCAGCATGCGGTCTTCTGCAACTTTAAGACGTTGTAGCTCTGCGGTCTTACGTTCCGCATTCATGCGGCTCTCTGGGAAAGAGCGAATCTGCTTCTCGTATTCGCGCAGTTTAGTCAACTGATTACCTATATTATTGACCTGCCCCTGCAACCTGAGTAGTGGCAGCTTCTCCTGCATATACTCCCGTGCTTTTTCTGGGGACTCTTTCTTGTAAGAGTTAAGCGTCTTGACCGTGCGAGC